TTAAAAAAATTACGAAGATTTATAGGATAAATATTAAGAAAATCATCTCCATAAACAGCCAAAGCAATCAACCTACGACTTAGATAAGTCCAAATAACTTTACGAATTTTAGGTTGTACTTTAGCCATAACATTAAAAACATAAGAGAGCCAGTAAACAATACCAACTATCCAACTATCACCATGAGAGGTCTCTAACGAACCACTAGGCATAACTCCGATCAATAGAACGAAGTCCTTTAGCCAACGAACAGTTTTACCAGCAAGCTGCTCTGCACAAGACTCAAGAATATATTGAAAAGTACGATAATGAGGATCCTCATCATCACGCTGAACCCAAATCTGAGCAAACATTAAATAAAGAACAAGAGGAATAGCAGTAATAGATGTATCCAAGGATTTAATATCACCAGAAGCAACTAACATATCACCAGAAGAAACAAATTTATAAGTGCAACAAACATTATCTTTAGAATCCCCAGGAAAAGAAACACGTTCATATTTATCCATTCGCTCACCATGCAAAGCATTATGAAGAAGAAACGCACCTCCTCTAGTCCAAGTAAATCCGATTGAGATATTAACAGTCATATTTTTAGCTGCCCTTTTACCATAAATATCAGTACACTCTGGAAAGTACGTTCGTTCAACTTTCACTCTAGTCTGAAAAAACTTATGAAGCATAGAATCATTAGAGAGAAAGAATAAACGAGATTTATGAAACATTTCAGAAACTGTCACATCCTGTAAATCACCTAAGTCAATCGGAGAAATATTTTGTTCCTTTATTGATAATGTAGTTATAAAAGCTTTTAGATGCTTCTCAAAAGGAACAACTCCGGCTTGGACTTCATCCATCGCGAGGAAATAAGATTTCAACATTTCTTTAATCAAAAGAGCTTGTGATTGTTTCTTATTAGGTCTAGTAGTAAACTTAACCTTAGTATAGGGATCAAGCTGAAAATCAGGCATCTCAGGCCAATCCCTAAAACCACACTTAGCAACATTATATTTAAATTTATCTAAATCAGAGGGCTTAAATTCAAATTTAAATTTTTGAACTCTAACACAATAGGAATAATAAAAATTAAGAGCACGATGAACATCATTAAAACTGAAGTCAGGAAGAAAAGACACATAATTCTTTGGCAAACGTGATAACTTATCTGTCAAACCCAAAAGAGGATTGAAACAAGCATTAGAAACATAGGGATACTCAACAGTACCACCATAAGCCAAATTATAAGAAGACAACCTCCTTAGACAAAGAACGAGCAAAGAAGGCACACCAACATCTTTCTTAAAAGTGCCCAAAACAAGATGATTATTTGGACAAACAATATCACGATCCATATAAGAAATAAAAGGAGCCATCCTC